GGACAAGAACTGATTATGCAGATTTATTTGCTGTAATTTCTACAACTTATGGAGCAGGAAATGGTTCTACAACTTTTAATGTTCCAGATCTACAAGGTAAAATGCCACAAGGTTATGATGGTAGTACTTATGCTTTAGCAGGAACTGGCGGTGCTAATACTGTTACGGTAGCACTTACTAACAACCAAGCAGCTACTAGCACAGTGACTAATACTCAATCTGTAACGGTTACTGGAAGTATTGATAATACTTCTTTAACTACTGCTCAACTTGCTGCTCACGGTCACTCTTTAACTAAATCAAATTCTAACCAACCAAACAGATCTCCAACGCCTGTTACTGGTCAAACAAGTGGACCAGTAGGTTCAGGTAACACTGATGACGCTGGATCAGGAACTGGACATAATCACTCACATACTTTATCAGGAACTTTAACTGGAGCAGTAACTGTAAGCACAAGTTTAACAGGAACTGTAACAGCAGCAGGAACAAATTCATTTTCACCATTTGTGGTGGTTAACTATATTATAAAGCACTAGGAGATATTTATGGCAACACAAATTGTAATATTAAATGGAGACAGTATTCAAATAGATAATAGTTTTAGAATTGATTGGGCTGATAAAGGTGCTGCTATGCCAGCTATCCCTAATACTGTTCATTGTGTATTATGGAACAATCTTCCAGGACAAAATGAAATTCAAAGTAAAGATCCATCTACAGGAAATATGACTGGCAACACAAATTTAAATGCTACAAGTGATGCTGTTGGATCAACAACCGTTGCTGCTTTACTTACATGGGCAGAAACTAGAAAAGGCGAAATAGAAGCTTCAATTGCAGCTTATGACGCTGCTCTAGCCAATGATATAGCTAATGATAATCCAGAACATCCAGATCCTTCTACATGGAGCACTAATGGTAAAACTTGGAGAGATTATTAAGTTTTAAACTTTAATCCTTCATTTATATTTTTATCTAATTCTTTTTTTGTTTTTTCTTCTATTAAACTTTTATAAGGACCATTTTTATTTACATAATGAATAAATAATTGATGATGCCAATATTTTTTTGGTTGATTAAAAACAGGCCTCCAATGAGGTATTTCACAACCTTTATAAATAACACCATCTCCTGATTTAATTACAACAGGCATATCCCCCATACATAAAGGCCATTTATAATTTTTATTTTCATAAAAATATTTTAAAGTTATTGATGCACTTATTTCACAAGAAGGTCTATCTGTATGTTTTTTAAGAGATGATCCCCCCATATAAATTCTATTATAACAAAATGTTGGTTGTAATTCTAAGTTTGTTTCTTGTTGCATCATTGGTAAAAGAAAATGAAGAAGATGTTGATATATTTCTGAGTTTTTAGAATGTAGTGAAGATGATAAAGGAACATCTGGATCACCTATGAAGCCATCCTGATCAGTCTTCTGAAAGTTCATTAAACTCCAAGATGAAAGAAATCTTACCATGTCAGGTGAAAGTATGTTTTTTACATACTTATATTTATTTTTTTCTAACGAATCCATGTTATTACTGAGTGTCTATCTCCGTTTGATACAGGTAATACAGCATGAGGAAACATAAAATTACTTGGAAATGCAATTGCACTTCCTACTTTTTTTTCAATAACATACTCATCAAAAAAACAAAAATTACCTCCGTCAAAATTATCATTTAACAATATAGAAATACTAAGTAATCTTGGTGCTTGTGAAAAATAATCAACATGAGTTGTATATTTTCCTTTTTCACTACCTTTATATAATAAGTGATCATATCCCGTATCTTTACCCTCTGCACCGTCTGCAAAAGTGCCGATATCATTTTGATATAAATTTAAAATTTTACCAACAGAATTAAAAACATCATTTTCAAATTGTTTATCCAACCATTTATTGTAACAATTTCTATCTTCTTTTATAACTCCTCCTGAGTTTGCTGTGCTGTTTTCGTCTTGTCGCACTGTTGATTTTGTAAATTTTGATTCATCTGCACTCTCAACTATTTGTTTACAAATCCTATGAGCTAAAACATCATCGTATATTTTTATATAATCTTTTAAATTTTTCATTTAAAACTTTTTTTATTCCAAAACATTTTTTTATATCTATCAACCCATTCACTATTTAAAAAATTAAGAGTTTTTGCATGTAATTTTTCTATATAAAAACCTGACCACATTTTCCAAGGTTCTCTTTTAAAAGGAATTACTTGTACAAGAGGTTCTCCCTTTTTAATTAAAAACTGTTCATTTCTTTTTTTTAAAATAAAAGGAAAATTAATTATGTTTACATAATTGTCTGTGTCTACAACTCCTTCAATAATTTTCCATCTTTCTTCTAACCTGTTCATGGGATGTATAAACAAACAACTGTAACCAGGAGGGGTTTTTATTAACCATTTATTTATAAATTTTCCTGCGTTTTCTCCTGTTGTTTTATGCCATTCTTTTGGTAATTGTGCTCGCTTATGAAATCCAAAATCGTCTTGTTCTCTGTTTGCAGGAGTAACACTAAAATCATTTTCTACTGGATCAACTACATAATCTTGATCAAAAAATAACATATAGCCCATTGACATAGAATCTAAAAATGGAATGCAAGTTTTAACTGTTGGTTCATGTAAATTATTTTTACTGTGTCTTTTTAAATTTTTATATTCTTCAGGAATAACTCTTGAGGAAGGTTGAGGATGTGGCCATACGTCAACCATGTCTCTATCTATAGCGCAAAAAGTAATTTTTTTATTAAACATTTAACTTTCTATTTTTTCAATAAAATTGAAAGACATTGATCTTCGTACATCTCCTTTATTTTTAGTTTTAAAAGGCATTACACAGTGTTGGTGACATGCTGGAAAAATATAAAAATCCCCTACTTTAGGATCCATCCAAGTACAAGATTCACCATCTGTGCCAATAAAACCTAATTGTCCATCATGAAATTTATGTGGATCTTTTGCATCATTAATAAATTCGGGAACTTTTAAAAATAAAACAGTAGACCAACCAGTGCCATCATGATGAGTGTGTGGAGGATTATATTCATTTTCTTTCATATCATTTATCCAACAACTTATAATTTCAAGGGGTTTTTTTTCAGCAAAAAGACGTAATTCAAGAAGCGTATCAATATAATCACTCATACAATCAACAATATCTTGTGCTATTTTTGTTTCCCCTAACATAGCTGTAATATCTAATTCTGAATCTAATCTCCCCGCAAGTCTATGACCAAAAGAATTTAATTTTTCTTTTTCTTTTTCATATCTATGATTAATATCTTTAATAGAATCTAATGGCATTTCATATTTTTTTACCACTCTTCCAAACACGGTTGTTTCTGATTTTATCATAAATAATTATATTTTTCTTTATATTCTCCTACGTGATTCATAAGAAAACAATTTGTTGAATATCTTGTCCCACTTGTCACTTTGTTTACTTCATGCACCCAATAATAATCTGCAGGAAAAATTAAAGCCTCTCCTTGTTTTAATTTTATTTTTTTCTTATTTCCCCAAAAACCAAACTCACCACCCTCATAATTATCATTTAAATTTATTGTGCAACTTCCGTAAGTGCCTGGGTCGTGATCAATGTGTGGATGTATTTGACATCCTACATCATATTTTAATAATCTGTATTTGTGAGGATAAACTAAGCTTTCGTTTCTTTTAACATGAAACATTTTAAAAGAATCCATATGTTCATGAAAAAGATGCACCATTTGTTTAACTGTTTCATGAACTAAATAAAAAGCTTCACTTTCCTCTTTAAGAGTTTTTGCTAAAAATGTTGAGGCTTGACTTACCCCTGTAAAAGCGTTTTCGCATTCTTCAAGATAAAGTTGGTGTTTTGGATCTTGAAAAGTATCTATTAAAAAATTACATCCTTCCTTAGAAAGTAATTTTTTTTTAACAATGAATTGTTCTAAATTAATCATTCTTTTTTCTGTCTCTTTCATAGCATATTTTATATGTCAAGAAAACAATTTTAAAAAGATTACTTGATATATTCTACACACATGTTTAAATTAGATCTCACCCAAAAATTGTAAATCAGGAGAAATTATGGAAAATCAAGAAGTATTGAAGGCTATAGCTACCCTTGCTGATAAGGTGAGTCGCTATCATGAACGTTTATTAGTAGTAGAAAGAGAAAAACAAAAATTAGAGAAAGTATTATCTGAACATTTAAAAGGGTGTGGTTGTCATAATACTTCTGAAGAACAAGTAATGTTAAATGGTAATAATTCGGAAATAGAATGTGAAGCTTGTAGTGCTTAGGATTTTTTAGCAGGTGCAATCATATCTTGCAATCTAGGGGCAAAAATTTTAACATCTCTTCGTATATCTTCTTCCTTAGTTTCTGTTTCATTGTTGTTAATATCTTTCTGAACTTCGTCTTCAGAAGAATATTCATATCCTGTGCGTACATTAGTAATAGTAGTTTCTGATCGACAACTCATTTTTGGTATTTCTCTACCATTATCTAATTTAACTGTTCCTAGTTGTTTGGCTTCTTCTATAATTTTAGGCATTCATTCTCCTTTTTAATTCTAAATTAAAACTTAATATAATTCTTTCTTCATTAGAATTATTTTTTTCTACTTCATGATTTAACCATGAAGGAAAAAAAAGTAAATCATTTTGTTTAGGATTCCATGAAACACGGTGACTTGTATGTATACTTTCATCTTTCTTTTTTGGGGGTGATAATATCTCAGATTGGGGTCTAGGATCATGAAAAACAAGAGAACCGCTATCAGGGGGCACTTGTAAATAAAAAACGCCTGAGAGGTAATTATAAGGGTGATTGTGAAGACGATTACTACTTCCTGGACCATTGACCACGGCCCACATGCCTGTCATAGATGGAATCATATAATCTTCAATTGATAAATGATTCATTGCTTCTTGTGATAAATTAACAATTTCTGATTTTAATGTACTAAATTTTTTATCTTCGTGAAGATAATCATGACTATGCCACCCTCCTTTTGTGCTTTTTCCTTCAATAGTTTGAGGCTCTCTTTGTTGCAAAGATTTAATCTCTTTTATAAGATCTTCATACCCTGCTAAATTTATTGAAAAAACTGGGGTGATAAATAAAGAATGTAGATCGATTACAGATCTCCTTTTGTAATTTCTAAAGCGGATACTGTAACATGAACTTGATTAGCAGCATTTGCTTGTAGGTATAATATATCACTTTCTTCTAAAACTAAAGGCTGTTCTAACAATTCTACTGTAGTATTAGCCGCTACACTTTTTTGATTAAA